CAGTTGATTCAAAGCAACGGTGTGTAGAATTGTCCCTCTGGTAAGAACGGTGTCCAGTTGCGCCCTTTGAACGGCTGCCAGTGCTGACGCCTTCTCAATTGCGGTGCGTCTTATTAATGCATTAGCAGCCAATACCTGCGCTTCTGATGCGCGAATTGCAGCGCCGCTGTTGGCGATGGATGCCACAGTGTTTTTGACAAAAGATGCCGTGCCTATTGCTAGCGCCCCGCCAAGCGTGCCACCTATTACAATCGCCACACTTGCAGCAACATCAAGAACCACGTCTAAATTATCAGTAAGCCCCTGAACAGCGTCAGCCGCCGTGCTGATTGACGCCTCAAACAAAAGAGTAGCGCCTGCGTCGTTAATAGAACGAAACAGGCCGTCGATGCTATCTTCAAGGTTCGACACTTGGCCCTTTAACGTGTCCATCTGGTCAGCCATAGCGCCAGCAAACTGAGTATTGCCAATACCTTCAAGATAGCCAGATATTGCGGTTGAACTATTGCGTACTGTTGTTTCTATGCCCTGAAAAGTAAAGGTTACTTGATCGCCCTGCTTGCTCGCTCTAATGCCAAACTCTTTTAATCGTTCAAACTCGCCGGTCGATGCGTCAGCAACCGCCTCGATCATCTGCATTAGGTCTTTGCCCATTGCAGCCGACGTGTTGCCGAATGATCTTAGTGCCTTTTCGGTTGGGTCAAGGCCCAGCGACTTCATGCGAATGAAGCCCTGCACAGACTGGTCAAGGGTAAACGGGGTGGTTTTCGCAAACTCTAGAAGGCCGTCCCACGCTTCGGTGGCTGCGCCTAGAGATCCTGTTACGGTTTTGAGTGAAGCTTGTAACACTTGGGTGCTTTTTGCAGTTTCGTAAAGCTTGTTTACAAGACCCGCAGCCCCAAGCGTACCGACAACCGCGCCAAGGGCACCGGCCAGCATTGTGCTCGCAGAACTAAGCCCACGAGTTGACCGGTCAGCCCGCCCGCTTGCGCCGTCCATGCGGTCAAGTTCGGTTGTGGCACGGCGAAGGCCGGAGCTGTCAATTCTAAAACCCAGACTCGCGAGATCCTCGATGGTAATTCTCCTGTTAAATCTTGCTATGTATGATACAATTAACTTTAACTTGAGAGGTGTCTATGAGCGCAATTCTAACATGTTCTGTTGAAGGTTGTGATTTAAAAAATAGGTCGCTAGGACTTTGTGAAAATCACTATTATAGAAATCGCAGATACGGTGACCCACTTGGCGGTTCCCATACCATTTACAAGCCGGAAGGGGTTATCTGTGAGCATGAAGAATGCACTAAGCCAATTTACTCAAAGGGCTTTTGCATAGCTCACTATACAAGGCTCAGGCGGCACGGATCATCGGGTGGCGGCACTACGTCTAAGGGCGCGCCTCTTCAGTGGATAGAAGAGCACTCTTCCCACCATGGGGCAGACTGCCTTACTTGGCCCTACGCAAAAGCTAAAGGCTACGGGATTCTAACAATTAACGGAAGGATGAGAGTTGCCTCAAATTACATGTGTGAAGTAGTGCATGGTGCTCCGCCAACTCCTAGGCACGAATGTGCTCACTCATGCGGCAAAGGCAACCTTGGCTGCACTAACCCGGATCATCTAAGATGGGCAACTAGAAGCGAAAATCTTCTCGAAAGGAGAGATCATAGTTCAGTCGCTCTTGGATCTGGCTGCATTAACTCAAAACTAAAAGAGCACCAGGTTATTGCAATAAGGTCACTGCAAGGGAAAGAAAGATCAGACGATATAGCAGAAAGATTTGGAGTGTCGCGGGCTTTAATCTATAGAATATGGAACAGAGAGATGTGGACGCACATTTAAACGCCCAATTACTCCGGTTACTTTGTTGCTTGCGCCGCCAAATCGGCTGATCTATCCCGGCTTTCTATCAAATGACTATGCATAGCCGCTAGCGTATCTTCATTGCGCTCAATGTAAGGCACGTCGTCTGCAATGTCGCCCTGCTCGCTGCCTTTGTTGCGCCAATTGACATACGCCCTAGACATTTCCATCAGCATCTGCGCATCCCAGCTAGAAAGCCATGATCCTGTTAGCCGGATGTAGCTCTCGATCTCTTGCCAGCTAGTCGGGCTGATTGACATACTCCCCTGCCCAACTAGCCCTAACTCTTGCACTGCGCTTGCCAGGTACTCCAGCCCCCTGATCTCAGGGTGCAAGTGTAGGGATGCCCTTCGCCGTACTGCTCGTAACGATTGCGCTTGTCCTCTTTGCGCGCCCGCTGTGGTACTGAGTGCATCCATCCAATCTGTCCAGCCCAGAGCTTTAATCTGTCTCGGCCAGCTGAGTAAAATTTTCCTGATTCATCACCCAGCGCAAAGCTTGCATACGGATGTCTTTGTACTTGACAAACATATCAATCAGCGCGGCTTCGTCAGCGTCTTGATAGCCGGGAATGTTCTCGGTTTCCAGCGTCATCCGCGCAAACAGGTTTGCATCTTCGCGGGCAATTCTTTTGCCGTGCGTGTGTCTTTCTTGCCGCTACCCTTCATTGCTTTGCGCTGGAATGCTGTCCATGTGCCGGAGTCTGGGCCTTTGAGCTTGATGCGTAGGGGTTTGTCTGTGCCTTTTTCGGCATACGCCAAATCGCCATCAGTGCCGGGCTTGGTTAGATGCAACCACGAGCCGGTTTCAGATGCTGATTCGGTGTCAAACATTTGTAGAATATTGGATTCGTCTTTTGCGAGTTTCATATCTCATGCCTTGCGATAAGCATCCGGGATTTAGGTTGACGGGCAGGCGGTGGATGAAGCCGCTTTTCGGTGCCCTAGCCCGTCAAACTGGTTAAAACTTAAGACGCTGCAACGCGCACAATAACCGTGTTGATTTCTAGGTTTGCGGTTGATCCTACCATGCTGTTGGCGGAACCTGGGGCCTTGGTGTAGCTGAAGATTCGGGCGCTGTAAAAGTCAACAGAGCCGTCTTGATACTCAATCTTTACAGCGTGCTGCTGGTTTTTGGTTGAGCCTTCAGTGCCATCTTTGAGGACCGTCTGGCCAGCGTCTTCGGAGTCGAAGTTAAGGCCAACTGACTGACTGCCGTTGTTGATAAAGCCTTTAAACTTCTCAGTCACGCCAGTAGCAAGAGGGTTTGATTCTACGACCTGAACGGTTGGGCCATATTCGGGCAGGTCAATAACTCCGCCAACGAGAACGAAGGTCATTGCATCGTAACCGGCTTCGTCAAAAGGTTGCGGGGGTCGCCCGCCACTACAGATAGGATCGTGCCTGTGCTTGTAATTTGTGCCATTGCGGGTGCTCCAAATTTGGATAATGCCGTCATCGCGACGGGAGGCAGTCCTAGAAACTGCTGGGGGGAGTATAGCACATGCGCGGGCGAGGGAAGTAGCGTAGCCCTAGACGCAAAAAACCCCACATAAGCAGGGCAGGTAAAAAAGGGCGTCATCACGACGAGCCAATCAAGCATTCTAACCTGTATATGGAATGGTGACAATAACCGCCAGTCGATCATCCTCAGGCTGTATCTCAAAGCTGTACGGATTGCGCTGCACTCGAACCAGTCCTGTGATTGTCGCGTTCTTCAAGAATGCCGCCTTGACCTCATCCGCTGCCCTGCTGGTTACGATATAAGCGCCGGGTCCGGGCCTGTTAAACACGGACACCTGAAACAAACCCTGAGGTACTGTTTCGTCTGTTGGGGCTAAGCCATTGTCTATGCCGGTGTTAGGCATGACCATAAGCTCTAGCCACACTCCTGAGTTTGGCGGCGTAAATTCTTGGCCGGGATAGGAAATGGGATAGCCGAGAGATTCAGCCGCAAGCTTTGTGAACAGGGCTTGTGCTATTGCTGTATTAGTTGGTGTTGGCATGATTTATTCCCGCATCTTCAAAGTAAGAAAAATGTTATGCGTTCCATCGGCACAAGGCCAAATTTCATAACCAAGAACCCCCCGGCAATTCTTCACCGTTTGGCGCATAAACTTTTGCAAATATTCCAGCTGAGCAGTCCGCTAGAACAAGTTTATAGCTTTTAGATTGAGCCAAAGCTATGCGCTGCTTTTTTGCGCTCCCTTGTCGGATTTTATTAACAATCTTTGCAAACAGGGATTGCGATGCTGTGTTAGTTGTGCTCATGGTTCCCCCGGCGAATCCGCTTCATTATCCGATCAATCCCGCTGCAAACTTTCTTTGCCGGGAAATTTTCTACCCTGTAAGCGCCTTCAATTCCTTCAAAGTTTTCAAGGTTGCTGACCTCTACTGTAAACTGTGCCTGTACGATGCAATCTGGAAGCATCTCTATGTTTATTCTGGTCACGCCTTTAATCTCGTGGCCAGATTCGGTAAAAACCTTTGTGCCCCATGATGATTTTGGACCCTTGCCCTCTGGCAAAACCACTTTGATAGTCATCCGCCTACCCTCGCTCTAACTTTTTGCGCCGATTTATCGACGATCTGCTGCCAGTTTTGTGCTGCTGATCTTAAAAAGCTGTAACCGCACCTCCATGTATATTGCGTAATTTGCAGCCCATCCGAATACAACCTGGTCGCCAATCTTGGCCCGGTTTATCACAATGCTAATTGGCCCGGCAGCGTACGCTGAACTTCCGTTGCCGCTCGGTATCTTGTTCACGTCTGCGGAAAAGCTGTTTCGAAGAAAGCCGGTGTCTACGGGCAACTTACCCCCCTTGGCTCTAGGCGTCTGCACCTCGCGGGCTATGTCCTGTGCGGCTGTCTTAAAGACGGCATCTAACCTAGCCTGCGTCTTTGCTGCCCACTCGCTTACTGTTACGTTAGCCAAACCCTTCCACCTTAGCGACACGCGCCCCAAAATCAATTTCAACAACCTGAATACACCGGCACTGGATAGTTTCAGCAGCCGGCCCGCTTGGATCACCTGGATACATCAATGCAGACCCGCCCACACTGAACGGCTGATCAAACGCCCGCTTTTGCCCATCTGCTATTGCGTGTGTTGGGCGCGTACGTGCATCGCCGCTGGAGTCCCATTCCTTAGTCG